AATTTGATGAAGTGTTTAATTAACTTAACGTAGGTGCACTTGGTGCATTTGATTCTTGTGGTGCTCTTGGTGGTTCTGGATACATAATTTTTCTTTTTTCTGGAAGAATCAGTTTAAAATCAGTTGGCTTACAAGATTCAGCAAGAGCAACTGCAGCAGCAATTGTAGCAGCAGCTTTTTGAAAGTCAGTTTCACGAACAGTTACTCCAACACCTGCTAGAGCTCTTCTATTCATAGCAAATATAATTTCCTCTGCTTCCTTCATAAGCTTATCTAATGGATCTGGTACTTGCTTTGCTACTATATCTAATCGTGGAAATCCTTTTTCCAATTTGTTCCAATAATCTGACGTTACTGTATTTAATAATTCACCACGCTCTTTACTTCCTGGATATGTAAATAACCACGTAAAAAATCTCTCTATTTTGGGTGCATTTGGTTTATAATCCATACATGGTAATACTGCAAATAATTTAGGAATTGCTTTTCTTGGAGGTTTTTTTGATACTGTATTAATATATTTTATATACATAGCTTTTACTATATAATAACCTGGTATACATACTGCGGCTGCATCATTTAAATTCATTATTGCAATCGTAGCAAAAAAGAAAAAGATTCGTACTATTCTGGGGTATACTATCATATCATTCGCTACAAAAATCGCTATTAATATAGAGAAAACTAATACTATATATACAGTAGGAGTTTTTGTTATTATATATTGCCATACATTATCAAGTTTATCTAATATTTTATTAATTTTTGATTCTGTTTCTTCAGATTCATCTGGTATAGGTACAGATGTATCTACTGATACAGATGATAAGGCAGCTGCGGCTGCCGCATCAATCATAGCTTTTTTTGCATACTTTTCTGCATTATCAATTGTTCCAGCCGCTAACATAGCAGCATCCCATGCAGCATTTCCAGCACTTGTTTCTTGTAGATCTAATGATTCACCTTTTTGAGATGATATAGTAGCTGCCGCTTTTCCTGCCGCTTTTCCTGCTGCTGTTACTTGTTCTACTATTATTCCATTTTTAAGTTTTACTGCCGCAGCAGCTGCTTTTCCTGCTGCTGCAAATATATTTTCTTCTTTTACTCCTGATACTTTTGCTCTTAATGCTGTTTCTACTGCTGCCGCCGCGGCAGAACCAGCAGCCGCAGCTTGATCTGTCACCTTTTGTTTAGCTTCATCCATTATAACAGCAGCTGCTGCTCCTGCCGCTACAGCTTGTTCTGAAACTGGTCTATTATTTAAAGCTAATGCAGCGGCTGCACCTGCATTGGCTGCTGCTTGTTCTTGTTCTGATAGAACTTTTGGTGAACCAAATGATTCTTTGACTGCATTCGCTTTTGCATTCGCTTGTGCATTCGCTTGTGCATTCGCTTGTGCATTCGCTTCTGGATTAGATACTATACTATTCAGCTTACTTTGTATCGTATATGGTATATTTTGCATTGTTTTTGGAATATTTTGCAATTTATATTGAATATTATTTTTAAAATTCGTTACGATTGAAGACATTTCCTAAGACCATATTTGATTTTAATCTCTACAATTAAACCGACGGAGAGGAAACTTTTTACAATGCATATTTTAGACCACCTGTACCCGAAGAGATAGAAACCCAATTTAAACTTTCAACATAAATAGTAATATCATATGTATAAAAACTATTTACAGGCAAATGATTCACATTTAGATCAACTTGAAATAACTTTATACGACTACTATTAATACTACCATCTGGTTGCGTAGAAGGTGATTGAAGTCCAAACGGATATACTAATAATTCAGGATCTGGAATACCTGTTAAATATTTCCATGGTACTACTTGTGTAAAATATTCAATTGGTTTTTCTTCTTGTAACTGATTACCATCTCCTAATACCGTCAATGCTCGTATAATAGATCTCTGACCGTTAAGTACGAAATTACCAGTTGCAGATATAAGATTTACATTGGGAGACCATTGAGGAGGAGTAGGATATCCTGGTGGAGGAATACCTGTTGCAATAAATGGGGGCTTTAATGGATTTATCCAATTTGTAAAATTAGCCGTTTGGTTTCTATATAATAATGAATCAGATCGACGTGGCATAATAATCATGCGCTCTATTGGGTTATGTGTTCGAAGCTCCACAATTTCTCTTGAGGATAATCCTGGAAATTCATAGGATGTCAGTTGTCTTACTAAATACTGTAGAGGTTCTGATGAAAAATGTGTACGTTCCTCATCTGTTAAATATATATACGTTATTTGAATTCTCGGATTTAACGACCAGGTATTCAATAACGGCTTTGGTGTCCCAATATCTGTCAAAAAATTATTAATTGTTATATCTGATATGTCAGATACAGACGTATAATACACATTTTCAGGTTGATATATAATTGGCGATGGGTTATATTGATATCCAGGTGCAACCGTATTACCATTTATGTCATTTATTCTGTATAATTGATTAATAGGTCGTAAAGTAATTTGAATTTCACATTCTTGATACTGTAAAGATACTAATGGAAGAGATTCAAATGTTGACTCTGTAAACCAAAATGACAGTGGAATTTGTAATGTTCTTCCCTCAATAGATGGTCTATTCACATTGGCTGGTAGGATTGGTCCACCAGGTCCATTATTGTTATAAATCAATGGATAACCTTTACCTGTTCTACCACCTCCATATAATCCATTCACTGGATCATATACTTCAAGTACATTTCCAACAAGTCTCGACCATTTTTGAAAAGATCTAGAATCTAAATCTGCCTGTGCCTTTGCAATCATATAAGATCCATCAAATTCCTGAATTTTCTGACCTCCAATAAAAAACCCTATATTTTGAATAATATGACATCCAATATATTGAACCCATGCGAAATTATATTGAGCGGTTCGTCCATTTTGAGGTAATTCAATATATTTACAATATATATCAGGTAAATCAATTAAAAAATAGACATCGCGTATTAGATCTGCAATACGCTGTATTTTATAACGAATCTGAATAGGTTGGTCGTATGATAAATCCTGAGGACCATCCATAGAGAATGTAACAGATTCTTCTGAAAAATGCGCGTATTTTTTATACGTTTTATAAAAATAGGTAAAATCTGGATTACCACTTAAAAGTACATTTTGTGCTCCGTAGGCAACTAACGCATATAAACCTCCACCTGGCATAACTATTAAAGTATTTTGATTCTTTAAACTTTTAACGACTTTGATTAACTATTCTATTATTTTGAAACTTCATCTGGAATTATATCATTTGATTCGTCAAGATAATTACCTGCTTTAATACTTTTAATGTTTTCTAACAATTTATTAGATATCGATTTGTTTATTTTTTCATATATATTAATAAGTGTTGCAAGAGCATTTATTCCAATACCAATCCATAGTATTTCTTTATAATCATAACTGGCAGAAATAGTTGTTGTAATCATACCACATGTTTGTAAAAGATGAAAAATATATGTTAAATACATATTACAATTATTTAAACATGTGCGTTTTTTTATAAATTTATTTAAGTCATCAATTGCATTTTTTTGTAAAATACTATCTACGTCCGTCATACATTATACTAACATTTAATATCCTTGACTCCACCAGGTATCATCAAGATAGGGTGGTATATTTGTACTATTCAGTGTGGGATCGAGTTTGGAAGATGATCCTCTTTCCATTAGTTTTTGAATCTCAGAATAACAGAGTGCATAACTAAAATAGTCAAGACGACTTATCATTGCTTTTACACATCCAAATACGTCTATCATACATGCTTTATGGGTGTCATCTTTATAGTCTGCATAACATGGAGTCGCTGTATTTCCTTCTACTTTTGCTTCATCAACAACAGTAGGTAATTTTAATACTCTTTGACTAAAACAAATCACATCCTGATAGTTTTGATACGGTACATATCCATCAAATGACATTTTCTTTGTCAAATTACCATTTATGTATATTTCAAGTGCATTTTCTTTACATGCAATCACAATATGAACCCATTTTCCAATCGGTATATTTTCAACTTCTGTAAAATTATTCCACGTTTTATAAGTATTCATATATACTCTAAGAGTATTTGTATCTGACCTCATATAAACACCGGGTGCTAAAAGAGGGAATTGACGTGAATAACCCTTATGAAAAATATGAAATAAACCTTTGTGTCCTTGTTGAAACGTGGATGGATGAACTAATATATAAAATGAATAACTGAATTCAGTACCAGAACGCTCATTATCTGAAAAATATATTGTTTTAGAACCTTTTAGATTTGGATTTTGTGAAACCGTAATTGTTTTCTCCTCCGCATTATATGTATAAGGTAAAAGTTCAACTCGATTCATCGACATACGATTTACATAGTTGTATAATACTTCAACAGACATTAATGATACATAACACACAATAACAAGAACGAATCCAAATATAATTTCTTTTAAAATACCGGGTGATTCTTTCGAATTTGTGGATAAATTACTGTTGGCTCCAAACATCTATTCTTATTAAATATTTATTTAGTTGTAATTGCTATATCAACTCCAGGAGCGAAAAAAGATAAGAGCCATTGTTTAAGACTCGTGATCGGTTCAGGTCCTGACATATAGTTTCTATAAACTTGCTCTGGATTTAAAGCAGTATCATACATAACCGTTGTAGAAATATCTCCTCCAAATCCACCTTTATCGGCTAATGTGATTTTATATGTATCAGTAACCTTATACATATTATCTAATACACACGAACGTGCCAATTTACCATTCAGATAAACATCTGCAATTCTACCATTCACTGCAACTGTTATGTTAACCCATCGTTGTAATTCAACCTCTGGTACATCACATGTAGAACACCCTTTACCATCTGTAAATCCTTCCGTCAAATTACTAAATGCTTCTACACTTTCATTTCCAGCTACAAGATACGTACATGAATCTGTTGAACCTTGAGAGGCAGGGGCAGCAGATGTGGTAAAACGAACATATAATTTTGGTTTATCTTTTCCTAAATACATACGAAGTGTATCAAATCCAGTTGTACTAACAGATGTATCTGTAGGACCCATGCGTAAAATTTCTTTTGTTTTATTATTATTTACAGACCAGTTGTTAATATAAATCCATGTTGAAAATGAAAACTCACCTCCTTCATATACTTTTGGCAATACTATGGTAGGAGATAGATTAATGGTTTTATTTGCTTTCTGAGTTTTATCAAGTAAAACATATGAATTACCTGTATTAGGTCCAAATAGATATTGATATAAATAATAGAGTGCAATCAAACCAGCAAAAAATAGTAAAACTGGAAAGACCCTCTGAAGTGGTGAATTCCGTACAGCTTCCATCCTGTCATCTACATCGATAATTTATATAATTAATGATATGGTGTATTCCATTTATATAATTTATTTTGTGGCGGCTGAGTAATAGGATTACATGGTAAACCGGGAGGACACTGTGCAAATAAGTTTAATACTGGAAGACTTATATCAATTAAATTATCTTCCAATACCATATTATTCGTATCTACATGTGTAACTCTTTCACGTTCAACATCATCTGGAGATAATCGTGTTCCATTTACTACAATATGTATTGCTAAACCATCCAATTTTTTATCACCAATTGATAATGGCATGCTCATTACAACCGGATAGTTGTCAACTCGATGAGATTCTACAATTTTATTATCATAAATTATATCAAATCTACGTCCATCTCTTAAAATTGCAATGAATACCCATTTTTGTTTTGGAATAGATGGTAAAGTAATTATTTCATAATGTACTCCTTGTGATGGTCGATTGGTTATAACTCGGAGTCGTGCAGATATATCATTGACTTTTACAGAAGATATTTCTAAATACCAGTTATTATCAACAAATAATAATGGAGTAAAAATACCAGTTGTATTTGTTCTATCACCCATTTGAAGTTTAAAAAATCCCATAACAGTTGAACCAGCACTTCCTAATATTTTCGATTGAGTAACATCTGCGTGTACTACATCAATTTTTTTATTTAATGGTGTCAATTTTGGCAACATATCATTGCTTCCAGAACTTGGATAAATTACATAAATTATAATATATATAGTAACTACTATTAAAATTATACCAGCTATATATGGAGCAACTGTTATAAAAGATAGCATTCTATAATTATATAATTTATTAAACATGCATTTTAGCCGAAAAGGAATTTAGCCACTTTGAAGTACTTTCATTCGAATCTTCTGTATTAATATTACTAGAACATGTTGATGCATTAGGAATTGCACTTGCTGCAAAATCTTCTGCGGAACTTAAGTCTGGTTTAGAATAACGAATTTCAGATGCTGTAAGTATTCTGGGCCAAATTTTAAGATTACGTAGTTTAGCAATAGTAGCTTCTGTGTTTTGTGCTGGAAGTATATCTCCCACAATATCTTTCAGTTTATCACTATATATTTTTGTTTTTACTAAACGTCCGTTTATATACACTTCCATAGCAGTATCAAGTATAACAATTCCTAATTTAAATGGTTGTTGAACGGGTATATTTTTAATTTCTATATCTTCTCCCCTTCCATTAATATTTAAAACAGATACAATTAGATCATTTGTATCAGGTGATAATGCTACTGCTAAATTATATGTTGAAAGAACACCCATGATAGTTGCATCCGACAAAATACCCGTCTTGTATTCTGCCCCACGACTAAAAAGAACTCTATGATTATCTGAAAATTGGAACGGATTTTGTATAAATATATCAAGTGTTAATGAATAATTACTATATAATTGACTAATTGTCAAATCTTTATTCTCAATTTTAGCTGCGGTTGTTTTGTCCCAGTATAGTGTTCCATCATCAAACCCTGGTATTGGTATAATACCGGGGGAACCTGGGTGTAAAATAAATATTGGCTTAATAAAGAAATGAATAAATAACAATATAACAAATACTACAATAATAATAGATACTATATATACAAATATTCTACTTATTGCCTTGCCATCTATTTCAGATATTTTACCGAACATTTTAACACCTATACCTGTTGCAGTTGCCCCCAATGCGCGTGTATTAATATTTTTAACTTTAGTAAAAATAGAAGTAGAAGTAGAAGTAGAAGTAGCAGTAAAAGTATGTTTAAATCAAGCCCAATTCCTGTAGATTTTTTTAGAAAACTTACTTCTAAACTAAGTGCTAAACTAAGCCCTAAACAAAGCCCTAAAAAAAAATGTCCCAAAGGCACCCGTAAAAATAGACAAACTAAGGTTTGTGAAACAGAATCGGTTATTGGATTTAGAACAAAAAGAAGATATAGAAAAGGCGCCAATAAAAAATGTCCTAAAGGAACTCGTCGAAATAAAGTAACTAATAATTGTGACCCAAAATAAAAATAAATTAATTAGTTATATTTTAGATTATATTAATCAT